CGATTTGATTACACGGGCGGAGTGGCCAAGGGGCTGCTTATTGAGGCTGCGGCAACTAATCTTGCGCTGCGTTCGTCTGATTTGAACACCACAATTAATGATGGAACCAATTGGGTCATTAGTGGTGATTACACCCGTTCAAATGTATCAACATTGCTTCCAGATGGCACAACGGGAAACGCGTGTCAAATCAGCGGTTCAACTTCTGCAAGTTTTAGAAATAACGCTGTGACGGTGGTTGCTAGTACGGTTTATACATGGTCGTTTTATGCGCGCAACAATGGAGGCTCCCAAGCGCGGTATCGGGTTTGGAACGCAAGCGCAGGATCTAGCATTGTTGATTACACATTAGCAGGCAGCAACTATGTCTCTCAAATTGGTGGAGCAAACAACATTTCATCTACATGGGTACGCGTATCGGTAACGTTTACGACTCCGGTTGGTTGCACATTGATCTATGTCTATCCACTGAGCAGCGATCCCGGAACGGTCGATGTGTTGCTATGGGGTGCACAACTCGAACTCGGCGCACAAGCAACCTCATATATCAGCAATGCCGCATCATCTCTTACTCGCCTCGCCGACGATGCCGTGATTCGCAGTACTGCATGGACTGGTCTATACAGTAAGCCAGGCACGATCGTTGTCGAGTATTACCGCGGCGAATACGGCGCTGGTGATCGGTCGGTGCTTGCTATTGATACGGCCGCTACCAAGCACATCCACCTAAAGCACGCGAACGCAAGCGCAGCGAGCGGCATTTACAACAGTGCAGGTTCCGGCGTAGCAAACAAAGTTGCAGGGAACGCAAGCGGCCTAAACAAGGCGGCATTTAATTGGAACAGCGCAAATCCTTCGACGATCAAGTACGCGCTAAACGGGAACGCTACGGTGGTTTCCGGTTCTAGTGACATCGGCGCAACGCTCGGCACATGGATGACGATCGGAAGCGCCTCGACTACCGGTGTCAGTGGCTCCGGTACTTGGGAGGGTTACCTAAACAACTCGATAAAGAGTGTCAAGTACTACTCCGAATTGCTCAGCGACGCTGACATGATTGCGAAGACCACATGACGAACTACTACCTACGCACCACGACACTAGCGCAAATGAACACGGCGCTCGCGCTAATTCCTGAGCCGCGCTATATCGACATGATCGGCACGATGAGCGCTGTCCTTGATGAAGACGGCGTGGAGATCACGCCCGCCGATCTACGCATTCACGCCAACGTCCGCTGCGAGACTATTGCGCCGGCGCTCCTTGCCACGCTCCCGACCTGTTTGCCGGCCACGCCGCGCAGGGAGTTTGTTTGATCCACTTGGCACTGTTCATCGTCTTGGTGCTGACCAGCGGATGCGCTTCGCAGACGGCGCTGATATCGCACGCAGCCAATGCGTCGCGGGTCTCGGTCGACGCCGCGCGCGGACACCTGGTCGCCGCCAGCGCGGAGCTCGACCAGATAGAGGCTCAATGCCAGGTGGTGAGCGAAGCCATCCCGTACGTCAGTGATGATGTCCCGAGCTATATGACTGTGCTCCAGTATGCCAGCGTCGCCGTTGTCGTCTTTGTCGTCGGCAGTCTCATCTACACCTACATACCACGGAAGAAGTGATGCTGACCCAAACTCAATATCTGATATGGCTGGTTGCGATTCTCGTTACGACAGCGGCTGCGGGGTGCCGAGTTGGCGCCACTTGGTCGACGTTCAAACATCAAACAAAAAAGGCTCGCAAATGATTACGCTCTCCGATCTCTCCAGCACCCTCGGCTCAATTTTCTTCGCGACCAGTCTCGGATTCGTGGGCCTGATTTTCGGTTACATCCTGTGCCGCCGGGCAAGTAAATGAGTCTGCTTCGGTGTTGCTGTGGTGCTGCACCTGAAGTGGGCCCGCACGCTTGCTATCCATGCCCGACGCCCATCGCGCCTTACACGGCGCCGCAGTGGTACATCACCGCGACGGCAAGCGGCATTGAAGGTGAGGCAGACGGAAGCGGCGCGCTTGCCACTGGTGGCGTCGTGCTTGGTTGCCAGCGCGGCAGCTGTGGCTCTGTGACGTTCAAAGAGAAGGCGGTCGGCAACGACACCTACGCGATGGGGTACTGTGATCCAGTGGACGTTTGCAATTCGATGCACGACACCGCTGCTCCTGCAAACTATGGATCGTCGCGTATGGAGTGGACCACTTGCAAGAGTCCAGATGGTGAGGACGTTGGCGGGCCTTACTACCCGGACGTGGCGTACACCTACAACGACCATGTGCGGATTGTTGCGGCTGGCGCGCAGTCACGATTCATCCCTGCTTTGACACCTCCATATTCTTGTACCTGGGTGCAAGCATCAGCCGAGGACACTGACTGTCGATCGTGGGTCGAAGTGGAATACACATTCACCAACTACTTTGAGTACCCGTTCTTTGAGGATGCCGGACCTGGTCAGCACTGCTACCAAAACGTGGCATCGATCAGCACTACTCAGACTTGGATCTGTGTTTACAGCAAGCGGCCCAGTCCAGGTCAGTGGATAGCCGAGGGGCAGTATCCACTTGTCAAGATCAGCTACCCGACCGCAGCCCACACGATCGGCCCGGTTGGTTCAACGTGCTCAATACCAGGAGGAACAGTATGCAGCCCAACCGGACTGACACCAGTCACAGCGCCAACCCAGTGGCAACCACCGACCTACATCACCGTCGTGCGCGTCGCCTGAACGTCCGCTACGAATGGTCAGGCGAACAGCGGGAACGCTGTTTTCGGATCGTGGACGGCGACCTGGTACCGTGCGAATGTCCATCCCTGGGACAAACTACTGGTCTCGGCGATGCCGTGGCAGCAGCCACAAAGGCTGTCGGGGTCAAGCCTTGCGGCGGATGTGCCAAGCGCCAGGCGGCGCTGAACCGGGCGACGCCAGCCTGGGCGCGGCGGGCGCTTGGTTGGTGGTCGCGGCACTTCGGTGTACCGTGACCACATGTCCACAATCCGTCAAGCTCTTCGGGGAGTCGATTGTCGCCGCGACGAGTGGTGGATGGTCCGGCGCGACTCGGACCCGCCAGGGGTCTGGGCTTTGACGCTTAATCCGAGTGCCGGGGACTGGGATTGGCGCGTCCGCGCAGTGACCAATATGCCTTTCATGAAGCGGCGCATAGCCTCGGCAAAGATTCTGGCAGATAAGACGGAAAGACTGGTTGAATTACGACAGATGGTCGATAGGATGCGCGGCGCGGTGGTGGCGCGGGGGGATGACGCGGCTGCGAGAACTCCACGTGGAGTTTAACGTAACAGCCATAGCCGCGTCTCCCGATGGTCACCTCGCGCGGGAGACTCGCGCATGGATGGCATCACGAAGCTTGCTGCGGCACTAGTCGCAGCTCAGAAGGATCTGACAAACCCCAAGTTTGATAAGCAGAATCCGCACTATCACAGTAAGTACGCATCACTGGCAGGCATTATCGACACGGTCCGCCCGGCGCTCTTGAAGCACGGACTCGCGGTGGTGCAACCGATCGAAACTGGGACCACGGCTGGCACGATTCAGGTCCACACGATCCTGCTTCACACCTCCGGCGAGTCGATCAAGTCGACCCAGTCGGCGCCCGCGCCAGGCGACCCGCAAAAGTTGGGCAGCCTGGTCACGTACTTGCGCCGCTATGGACTGTCCGCGCTGCTCATGCTGGCAGGGGACGACGACGACGATGCGAACGCCGCGGCAGCGCCCACGCCAAAGACTCAGCAGTCGCTTGAGCGCCACGTAGAGGCGTCCGCAGCGCTGTCCGGTGTCGAGAGAGCCATCGCAACCGCAGCCGCTCCTAGGGCATCTAAGGCGCCCGCGCGCGCAGCCGCTACGAAGGGCATCCGAGTCGACGCAACGGTGAGCAAGATCGAGGAGCGCACCTCGGCGGCCGGCAAGGAGTACGCCTGGATCCACACCGAGGACGCGGGGCGCCTGACCTCGTTCGACAACATCAGCGGCATGTCGGTTGGCGCGCGCTACACGTTCCTCCTCCGGAACGACCGCGACGGCAACGCGACGATCGTGGACGACTTCAGCACGTGCGTCTCTGACGAGGAGATTCCATTCTGATGCGAGTCGCCAAGCAACACATCCACATGGGAGAGATCTTCCGCTGCTCCGGACTTGCTCCGATGCAGCGCTACCTCCTCATGGCAATCGCTGACTACGGGTTGCCCGCCTGGCCGTCCCAGGCGCGCCTCGCCAACAAGACTGGACTCTCGCGATCCAGCATCAACACGATGGTGTCAGAGTTACGTCGCCTCGGCGTCCTTACGACGGAAGGTCGGGGCAAGTCTTTGACCTATCGGATTGACCTGTCTGGGAGGGGTGAGGTGTCGTCCACAGCGACACCTCACCTGTCGTCCACAGCGACACCACCTGTCGTCCACAGCGACAGCAGGTGTCGCCCACAGCGACAGGGATCAGAACTCTCCAAGGAACTCCCCAATGAACCCTCCCAGTCCGCGGTGGAAACCGCGGGGGGGTGGGAGGTCTTAGGGGAGGTCATGCAAGCCATCGAACGGCACGATCCGCGAGCCCAGGGAGACCTGGCCGGACAGCGCCGCGTCGTGCGCCGGCGCCTGGAAGAACTCGGCATCAAGGACGGCGACGCGCGCGGCGCGTGGCAGCTGTTGGTCCGCAGTTGGGCCTCGACCGGGCGGCGCCCGTACGACCGCTTGGTCGACCTAACCGATCGCCTGCAAGGCGCTAGAGACCCGCGCGCGGTCATCCTTGCGCGGATCAGGGAGGTGGCATGATGGACGAGCAGTGCAAATCGTGCCAAGAAATGAGGGCGCAGAACCAAGCGATGATGGACGTTCACAACCTACTGGTGAAAGAACATGGCGAAGCGACTCGCCAACTGGCGAACCAGGTACCAGCCCTCAAGGCAACGATTGAACGCCTCAAGCTGGACATCGTTCTGATTCACCAAGTATGCACGCATCGCCAACGCTACAAACTGCGGCGCGTCTTGTGGCTTGACCAACAAGAAATCGAGAATTGCCGCAAGTATCTCCATCCTGAATACATGTACGGACACAAGAAGAAGAGAAAGACAGCATGATGGGCTTCATCTTCGTGTCGTTCCTGCTCCTCTTGGCGGCATCGCCATTTATCGCCATAGCCACACTCTTACCCTGGGAATCAGATGACTAAGAAAGAACTGGAGTCCATCCGCCACGAGATCGCCGTCCTCAAGCGCGAGGTCGAACTCCTGCGCGACACCAACCTCGCGCGCGTGCAGTACGGACGGCCAGTCATGGTCGTCCGGCGCGACAGCATGGGCGTGCACTTTGAAGACGCGCCACAGCGGCGCGACACCATCGAGGATCTTGCCGCCGAGCACCGATGCGTGACCGAGCGAGACATCGAGCGCGCGATGTATGCGGGGGAAGGATGAGCCTTCCCATCAACAGCCGCATGAAGGGCAAACGGGGCGAACTGGACGCGGCCGCGCACCTCACTGAGTTGACCAGGTGGAAGTGGGAGCGCACCGCGCAACGCTGGGGCAAGGCCACGGCGGACGTTTGGTGCCCGCGCGCGCCCGCTCTGTTCCAGTTGCACGTGGAGGTGAAACTCTACGGGCGCGGACTGGCCAAACTCCACGCCGCCGCGGCGGTTCATCCGTTGGTGGTGACGCGCGATGGTCTGCACATCTGCGAGCTCAGCCGGCTGCGCGTCCAACTGCTCAGGCTTGGCCCGCCGAACGTCACCTTGAGCGTGCACAACACCACCGCCGCCTTCATGCGCCAGGCAGTAGCCGACGCGTCAGGCGTCACGCCGCTCGTCCTTATGCGACAGGACCGACACCCGTGGCTGGCAGTCTGGCGAAGCGAGGACGAGGACCGAGTCGCCTATCAACTCGACCAGGTGTGGAATGAGGCGTGAGCCCCAATGCATCCACGCGCGCAAGGCGCCCGTCGTGCGGTCAGCCCACACTGGCAAGGGCAGTGGTCGACCGATGTTTCGGTTGAGTCGGACCACACGCGCCAACAATCCGATGTGCCAGGAGAACTGCGGTCGACCATCGACTGAAGTACATCACATCGTTCCTTGGTCGGAGTCTGTTGCCCTTCGGCTCGACCCTAAGAACCTGGTCGCAGTTTGCCGTGACTGTCACGAGCGCTTGGAAGCGCTTCGGCTCGCCAAGTCTTAGCCAGTTTGCAATTTCGAGCCCCCCCCTATGGCCCCCCCATAGCGGGGGGCTTGAAGTACCGACGAGGTCAACCCACGGATAAACGCCGCCAATGCATAAGGAAAACACCCCCAATGCATAAGAAAACGCCCATCAGACGGTCACGGAAAGCGCCCGCCGGAGCGCTCCAGATTGCGGACGCCTACGCCCACGAAGCGCTCAAGGGCAAGCGCTACAACACCCGCATCCGCGCCTTCAGTTCCCAGTGGTTGGCCGCGCGGGCGGCACCAAAGTCGGCTGGTTACGTGTGGGATGAGGAGCGCCTGACCAGCCTGGTGGAGTACGCGCGGGAGCGGTTCAAGATCACGCTCCTCCCGTGGCAGTACCTGGCCTTCGCCACGCTCGTTTCGTGGCGCGATCAGGCCGACCTTCCGGTGGTTCGGGTGTTCGCGATACAGGTCGCGCGCGGCGCGGGGAAGACGGAGATGGTGGCGATCCTCGCGTCTTGGCTGGTCGAGTGGACCGCGCGCGCGGGTCGTTCGCCGATCGAGATCGTGGTCCTTGCCACGCAGATGGAGCGCGCCAAAGACGTCTGGCTCCGGCAGAAGGTCAGCCTCGCGGACGACCCGTCCTGGCGCCTGGTCGGTGGTCTGTCGTCGCTCGTCATTGCCGCGGCCCACCACGCTGGCGGGGTGGTCAAGTGCAAGCCATCGACCCCGAAGAACGCGGACGGAATCCTGCCCACGCTCGTTGTCTTGGACGAAGCGGCGCGCATCGAAGACGAGACCTACGCGCGCGCGCTGAGTTCGATCAGCAAGGTGCCCGGCTGCCAGGCGCTGATCGTTACGACGCCGGACAAGGATCAGCGCCGCCGCGGATACGGCACGACCATCGGACTGCTGGAGCGCGCCTACGACGAGAACACTGTGCCGCCGCCAGGGATCGCCGGGATGATCTTCGGCATCGACACCACCGATCGACCGGACGATCCGGAGGCGTGGTACAAGGCGCACCCCAGCCTCGGCATCACGAAGCAGCTCAGCGACTATACGCTCGGCAAGGCGCTGCTCTTGGATCCCGGCGCGCCCAACGATCGCGACGAGTTCTACACCCAGTTCCTCGCGACCTTTACGGATGACCTGGCCGGTGCCATGCCGCTGAGTCTGTTCGACGCGTGCGTCGAGGACTGGGATCTCTCCGACTTCCGCGGCTTCCCGGCAGTGGTCGGAATCGACTTCAGCCAGGGCGGTTGGAGCGGTCAGCAGACGGACCTGACCTCGATCAATGTGTCGGTGTGGGATGGTGTCCGCATCCGCTCTAGGTCGTACCACTACTGGGCCGGGACCAACATCGAAGCGGACGAAGTCAAGTGCCGACAGCCCCTGCGCGAGTGGCGGGACGCGGGTCTCTTGGAGGTCTGCGGCAACACCATTGACTACTCGTTACTGGAGGCGCGGACCATCGCCATCGCGTCGATCGTTGACCTGCGGCACTGGGTCGCGGACCCAGCAGGGAAGGCGCCCGCCTGGTGCGAGGCGATGGAGAAGCGACACGGATGGCGGTGGTCGCGCGCTCCTCAGTCGCACATTTACATGGGCTCGGCGTGGGCAATCTGGAGCGACGCCGTGCGCGGTCGGCGCATCCAGTTCGCACCCGATCCGGTGCTCCGCGCGAACCTGTCGCACACGCGCGCGGTGCCAACCGACCGAGGTCTAAGCGTGCCAAGCAAGGGGCGCAGCACCAGCAACATCGACGCCGTCACCGCGTGCTGCATGTGCATCAAGGTGCTCAACGATCGCGAGCTGATGACCGAGAGTCTGTACGGCGACCCCGGCAAGATCTCGTTCTGAGAATCTCCGCTGCATTGCAACGGGAACCCATTGACAACACTGCCGCGATTGTTGCTACTAGGTGCATGAACCTGCTGCGACTCTTCGGCTTCAAGTCTGCACCGATGAACATCGGGTGGGACTCTCCGTCGAACTACGTCCGAGCAGACGTCGCGGCGCTCCCGTCCGTGCAGCGATGCATGAACCTGATCGCGAACGATGTCGCGCGCTGCCCGCTGGTGGTGCGCGACGCCGAGCATATGGTCGTTGAAGACTCAACGATCAACGCGCTCTTCACGAATGCGGCGCAGGCCGAGCTAAGCGGAACAGACTTCCGCCGATGGATGGCTTCCGAAGCGCTGCTGTCTGGCAACGCCTTCGCGCAGATCGTGACCGACTCAATGGGCCAACCCGTCGCGCTGCGCCCGCTGGCAAGCTCAGCCGTCAGCCTGAACGAAGACAGTAACGGCGTGCTGCACTGGACCTACTCCGGCACCGAGATCGACTACGCCTCGATGCTGCACTTCAAGGGTGCGCCGAGTCTAGGGAATCCGTACTGGGGCACAAGTGTTCTGAGCGCTGCGTCGACAAGCCTCGACGCAGTCGCGCAAACCGAAGCAGCCTGGAACGCATACACCCGGAGCGGCGGATACGGCAAGCTTGTCTTCAGTCATCCCGGCGCTCTCCAGCCTGCGACTCGCGACGCCATGCGGACCGCGTTCATGTCGGGACACATGACCGCCGCCGCAGCGGGGACACCGATCTTCGTCGGCGAAGGGATGACCGTGACCGCGCTCTCGCCGTCGTGGGGCAAGGACATGATTGAGCTCCGCGCCGCGGGCGCGCGCGTGGTCGCGAACATGTTCGGCGTACCAGCCGCCTACCTCGACATGAGCGAGGCGCGCACGCAGCCAGAGATCGCACAGTCGTACGTCTCGTCGTGCTTGGAAATTTGGGCCACGACCTGGGAAGCGGAGATCAGTAACAAGCTCCTGCCACCTGGACTCCGTGTTCGTTGGGACTGGTCGCCCGTCTTGGAAGGAGACTTCCGAACGGCTGGCAAAGCGTACGGAAAATTGGTCGAGGTCGGTGTGCTCAGCCCAAACAACGTGCGCGTCCGCCTTGGCTACGAGCCGCTGCCTGGTCTCTGGGAACCAAAGCCAGTGATGAGTGGCGTCACCATCGAATCGGACGGCCTGCAATGATGCGAGAACTCCGCGCACAACTGGCACCGACTACGGACGGGACGGTCCGCGGATACGCGGCGCTGTTCGACTCTTGGTCGTTGCCGATCACCGAGCGCGGACGCACGTTCCGCGAACGCATCAAGCCGGGCGCACTACAGCCAGACGGGAACGTCTCACTGTGGTGGATGCACGACCACACCGACCCGCTCGCGAACACGCGCAGCGGATCGCTCACGATTACAGAGGACGCGAAGGGGATCGCATTCGTAGCCGACTTGGGTACGAGCGCGCGCGCGGACGAGATCCGCGACCTCATTCGCCGCGGGGTGGTCGACCAGATGTCGATCGGCTTCGTCGCACTTGCAGATATCTGGGACGGCAATACGTCCCGCACGATCACGAAGGCCACGCTCCACGAAGTGAGTTTGGTCGAATCGGCTGCGTACCCCGGTACGTCAGCAACCGTCCGCAACCACCAAAGGAAACCCGCTATGTCCGTCAAAGAAGATCGCGCTCGCATTGCCGAGCTCAACGCCGAATACAACACCGCCACCGATGAACGTCAGTTCGCCATCATGGACGAAGTCACCGAGTGCGAGGAGCGCATCGCTGGCGCTCAGGCTGCATTCACCAACCGCGCCGCCACCCCGTTGGCAGTCGCACCGTCGACACCGCTTGCCGTCGTTCGTCGTATCACTCCTGCCGTTCGTGATGAGCAGCGCGAGTGGTTCCGCACTGGCTTCAAGCAGAACCGATCCATCGGTCTGAGCGTGACGGGTGGCAATGCCACCGCCTCGCAGACGCTGCCGACCCTGAGCGGTGAGTTCATCAAGGCGCTTGACCAAGAGTCCGTGATGCGTAGCCTGGCAACCGTCGAGACCCGTGGACTCGATACCGATATCCAAGTGATCGGCACGCGCCAGACCGCTGTTCTGCTGGCAGAAAAGGCGGCGTACACATCGACCGACTTCACCGCGACCAAGCTCTCATTTAAGAGTTACAAGTCCGGCGCGCTGACCGACGTCACGGAAGAAGCATTGCAGGACACCGTGTGGGATGTTGCGAGCCAGGTGGTGAGCGAGCACGGTCGTGCGCACTCGCGACTCTGGGAGAACTACTACGTCAACGGCACGGGCACCAGCCAGCCACAGGGCGCGTTTGCTGCGACCTGGACCACGACCCACACCACGGCGGCGACTAGCTTGCCAACGGTGGCGGACTTGGTCACGGCTGCGTACAAGTTGCCAACCCCGTACCAGGCGAATGCGTCTTGGCTCATGCACTCAACCGTATGGGCTTCGGTCGTTGGCAGTGCATCCAGCGGCAAGTACCTCCTGAACGGCGAGAACGGGAACATCCTCAAGGACGGCGCCGTCGCTCTGTTCCTCGGCAAGCCTGTCTACCTGAGCGAGTGGGCGCCAACGGCAGCAACCGCTGCAACGGTGTCATGCTTGTACGGTGACTTCAAGGCTGGCTACCGAATCATCGACCGCTCGATGCTGAGCTTCACCGTCGATGATGTGTCGCAGATGTCCAACGGACTCATCCGCTACACCAGTCGTATGCGCTCCGACGCCAAGGCCGTCGACGCGACCGCGATTGTCCCGGTCATCATCAAGACCTGATTACTTGCCATCCTCGCAGCCGGGGCGGTCTTCGGACCGTCCCGGCAGCGCAAGGGGAACTATGCCAGTACCAACCGTAGCAGAGTGCAAGTTGTGGCTGAACATCGCACACTCGACTGATGATGCTGTTCTACAGGCACAGATCGACGCAGCGATGAGCGAGCACACCGAAGCGACTGGCAGGATCTCCGCGAACATCACCGCGGTCGAGAAGATCGCGCTGATGGAGAAGGTCGGCCAGCTCTATGGGTTCCGCGGCGATGACGTTGTGTCGCCGTCCACTTGGTTCACCGACGGCATCAGACGGATGTTCAACCCCAACAGCATCGGATGAATCATGGCTGGCGCTGGATACCGACGCGAACGCATGATCTACCAGACGCCGACCCGCAGCACTGATGTCGCAGGCCAGCAGACGGTAACGTGGTCGGACGTTACCACTCTGGCTTGCGCCATCACACCGTCACAGCGCGAGGTCCTTGACGATCTCGGAGTGTCCGTGCGGACCGACATCTCGGTGGAGTCTTCGTACCACGCGAGCGTCGTGGCGAAGGGTCGGCTGAAGCACACGGTCAGTCTGTCGATCTACAACATCATGAGCGTGACCGATCCCGACGCTGGTCGCAAGCGGCGCCTCCGGATCCTTGCTGCGGAGATCGTCCCATGATCGCAGCCAAGGTCGACCTGAAGGTGATCAACGGATACATCGAACGGCTCACCCTTGCGGGTCGCGCCAAGGTCTACGCACAGGCCGCGCGCGAGGCAGCGAACCCAGTACGAAACGAACTACGCCGCGCCTGGCGCAAGGCCAAGCGCCGCAGCGGCAAAATCACCAGGAAGATCGCAGCAGCTCAAGAGGTGCGCGTCTTCGTCGGTCAGCGCGGCGGGCGCAAGGGCGTCGCCACCGTGATGGTCGGAACGAACTACAAGCGAGGCGGCTCGGTCAAACTGTGGCATCTCCTTGAGCGCGGATACCAGCACTACGGCGGGGGATCGAACTCGGTCTACACCCCACGCGACGCGCGCGCGCGCGACACGGAGAAGCGGGAGGACGAGGTTGCTCGCGTGACTGGGGACGAACAGATCGCGCACGAGGTGCGGATGGGAACCGAAGGCACCAAGTACGCACGGCAGCGCGTGGCACACGCACGCCATCAAGCGCGCGTCTGGTTCCGACAGAACAACCCAGCCGACACGGCGCACCGCCGCGCAGCCTGGGCAAGCAAGCAGTCAGCCATGAAGTCCGCGCGCGGCGGGGTCATCGCCAACCGGAAGCGCATCCTCGGTCGGCACATCTCTGAGCCGATCGCGCGGCTCGCGAAGGAACGCCTGCCAGCCATCGCAGCGCAACACGCGCAGCGCTTGGCCTGGTATCAGATCGACGGACGCAAGGCCGGGGCGGCGAAGCCGAAGTTCTCGAACGCCGACTGGTGGCAGCAATGAGCGTCGCCGGAGCAGAGTTCTACCAGGCGCTCTACACGCAAGCCACGACCGTGGCTGGTCTCGTCCTGAGTCCCGACCTACGGCGCGAGGGTTCACCGACGCCCGCGATGTCGTACGAAATCACCAGCGCTTCATTCAGCGTCGAGACCGACGGCAGAATAAACGAGGTCACCGCCATCGACGTCCGCTGGGAAGCGGTCGCCGATTCACTCATCACCGCGTGGGATCTCGCGTGGAGTGTTCGCGGCGCGATCGACGGCAAGTGGGGAGTCGGAAAGCTCGACTTCGTCCTAACGTCGGCATCGATGTCTTCCGGTATGGCAACGCCCGACGACGGGCAAGGGGACGCTGAGCGCGTCGTAACTCTCACTACATCATTCCTCGTCATGGAGTCAAACTAATGGCAACGCGCGCAATGGCTGGCTACGGCGGCACACTCACCTTCAAGATCGGGGCCGGGACCGCCAACGGTATCCCAGTCCGGAACATCACCATGTCCCGCCAGGCGGCAGAGTTCGATATGACGTCGATCTCGGATACAAAGATCTACAGCGGTCCCGGTCGCGTGAAGCGGAGCGGCTCCTGTGATGCGTACTTCGGAACGCTGTCGGCAAACTTCACGACCTCGATCGAAGCCATCGACCTAGCAGCGCCAGCCGAACTCGTCATCACGGACGCGGCTGGCGGGAGCACGACCATGAAGGTCATCATCACCGCCGCGGACTTGAAGTACGACGGCAGCGATGCGGTCATCTACTCGATCAGCTTCTCCGAAACGATCAGCATCACCGTATGACCTACCGACCAGTCATCCTCGAATACTCGTCGCTCACCCTTGAGGTCCGGAGACCAACCCTTCGCGACACCGTGGAGGCAGACACATCGGACAAGCTTTGGTGGGTTCGCTGCGTTCGCCATGTCGGCGGCGCAGACCTCACCAGGGACGAGGCGCTCGACCTCGATGCCGCGGACGGTAACACGCTCGCGCAGGAGGTGCTTCGCCCACACCCTACACCGCCGCTGAAAAGCGGCTCTGGAGACTGATGCCACACCTTGACGCCGACGCAGCACTGGCAAGCGAGCACACCACGCTGGAGCGGATCGAGTACCTACTCGCCACGCTTGCCTGCGCGATGACTGGCCAGGCGCCACAGCAGTTGCTGCCGTGGCGTCGGCGTGGCATCGAGGACTTCATGGGGCGCATTAATGGCCAATGAGTTCAAGTCAGTCCTCACCCTGTCCGCGGATAGTTCCGGCGTCACCGCCGGAGTTAACCAGGCGATGCAGTCCCTCAACAAGTTGCAAGGCGGGATGTCCGCGCTGACCTCGCTCGCGGGCGTCGGCTTTGCCATCGGCATTGGCAAGCAACTCTTCGGCGCAGCTACCGACGAGATGGCACGGATCAAAGACCTGGCGCACTCCTTCAGTCCGGAAGGGATGCGCGGCGCCAACGCCATGAACATGGCGACCCAGCAAGCGGATATGGCTATTGGCAAGGCGTTCGGTCCGATCGTGGAAGCGATTGACCAGGCATCGGTCGCAGCGATCAAGGAACTGACCACCTTCATCATCGAGCATAAGGACGAGATCGGGATGGCGATGATCTATCTGACCGAGGTCACGCACGTGGCAGCAATGGCTATGGCAGAGTTCCTCGTCGGCCTGGGCAAGACCGTCGAGTGGCTGCATAACTTTATGGACAATCCACTGCAAGCGACCGCCCAACTGGCTGGTGATGTAGCGATGCAGGCCAGTGGCGCCAACCTCGTCATCGGGATCTATGACCTCTTGAAAGCGAAACTAGGTGGCACATGACCGCGAAGCTCATCGAGATCCCATCGAGCGATACAGTCGAGATGGCTATGCCTGGCGAGGAGATGAGCTGGACGCAGCACTTCCGCTACGTGTCGAACGCCGCCAAGCTCACTGCCTGGGATGTGCTCGGCGACACCGCCGCTGGCGTACCGCAGCAGGGGTCGAGATACCCAGCGACGCCATCGACTAACTGGAAGTGCAACTTCGTGGCGCGCAGTGTTTCAGCGACTCCGGTGCCGCAGGCCGCGGGCGCGTGCGCCTATGACATCCGAGTGAAGTGGACCGGGCGCGCGGCGCAGGATCCGACGCGGCCCTGGTTCAAGATCACGCGCTCGACCTCGACCCGCAGCCACAACTTCTACCGGACCGGGTCGATGTGGACCATGACGCAGGCTGATGGAACTGAGCCATTCCCACCAGTCCAAGACATGGGCGGCGTGAAGAGTGATACGAACGGTCAGCCGCTTGTCGCGCCGATCTATCAACAGCAGATCCAGGTCGACATGCTCTGGGATCGAAGCAAGGACAACGCCAGCTCACTCGGCTTTACGGCATCGCCGGACCCGCCGATGAACTGGTACGACAACTACTGTCTCTCAAGGAACTCGACCGCGTTCCTTGGCTGGCCGATCGGATATGTGACCTACCTCGGCTGGAGTTTGAACCCGTCGCCGGACGAGGTGTGCGTGCTGTCGCACCGCTTCCTCGCGGACGACTTCCAATTCCTTGAGCAGCGCCCGCTACCGAATCAAAGCGGTAAGCCATACCTCGCGGCGGGATTGACCTGGGGCGGAACGGGCGGTACTCCAGCCGTTCAGGTCCAGTCCCAGGCGTACGTCTTCTGGTACCAACCGTTCCGCACGCTTGCCGACTACTCCACGCTGTTCACCATCCGTCCGAATCTGTGGACGGCGATCAACACCCCGAAGCCAGCGTGGCCGTCGCCATGACGTACGAGTGGCCGATCTTCACCGAAGGACTCTTCGGCAAGGCGAACGCCTCGGTATGCAACGCCTGGACACAGTCCGCGCGGATCGTGCTATCGAGCTCCGAGGCGCTCGACTGGGCGACGCGTGCGAAAGACGCTTACTCGCAGCCTGATCGGTGGCTAGTAAAGATCACATCAGCGACCGCGGTAGGTGGCGCGTCGAATCGATGGACGTATGCGTTTGAACCGATCATCATTTCCGGCTCGACTACGGCGGCGCTTGCTGGCACTGGTCAAAAAGCAACAGGCGCGCTCAACCTTCGCGAGTTCTATAACACGGCATTGCTTGTCGACATGTCGCCACTACCTACTGGTGCCACGATTGGGCCAGTTGGTTCCGACTTCAATGGAACCGTGTGGCCCACCACGCCGCTCACTGCGATCGTCGAGATGAACGTCGAACATAAAGCCGACGGCAGCGTCGCGTACTGGTTTTCCTCATCGAACCCTGGGAGATGTGCAACATGAAATACGACGTAATCCGGTCATACTGGCCAGCTCCGATCTACGACACCGACACCGCGCTGCTCTCACTCGACTTCACCACGGGAACGATGCCGACTGCCGTGACGTTCACACGCGCAGACTCTACGGCGCGGGCGACCTACATCGATGCCAGTGGCTACGTCAAGACGGTTGCCAGCGCCGGCGCGGCGCGATTTGATTACACGGGCGGAGTGGCCAAGGGGCTGCTTATTGAGGCTGCGGCAACTAATCTTGCGCTGCGTTCGTCTGATTTGAACACCACAATTAATGATGGAACCAATTGGGTCATTAGTGGTGGTTACACCCATTCAAATGTATCAACATTGCTTCCAGATGGCACAACGGGAAACGCGTGTCA